CGATGAGTACGATCCCCGGACCATCGCGTCCTCGTCGTAGAGGGTCACTGACGAGCTCACGGGGCGCAGGGCCGTCAAATAGATCAGCTTGTCGAGCGGGTCCGACCACATGATCAGGCCGACCTGCTCGATCAGCTCGTTGATCAGCTCGCGCACCGGCGTCGGCTCCGCGATCTCCGCCGAATAGAGCCGCCCGATCCACTGGTCCACCTCGGTCTGCCACGACGTGAGCGGTATCCATGACGGGTCCACGTCTGCGTAGGTCGTCAGCAGGTCATCGATGATGTCGGCCGGCGACTGGCTGGAATACTCCATCACCTGCTGGACGATCTCCCCGGCATCGTGCTCGTCCGCCTCGGTGTTGGACTGCGCCCGCGTTATGGTCAGCACATCGCCGGACCGCGTGTAAGAGACGATCTCCTTGCCGCCGAGCGCCGCCTTTCCCGAGGCCGGATACTCAGCGCCGATCCCCGCCGGGACCAGGGTCAGCGACGTGGCGCTGTTGGATATGGCGACGGATATCTGTCCGTTGCTGATCGCCGGCGCCTGCGCCCGGTCGCCGTCGGCATACTTGAGCAGGTCTTTCGCCGTGACCGAGAAGGTCTCGCCCTTCGGCCCGGCGGTCGTCTCGATGACATAGTGCCAGGTCCGCATGTCGGCCAGATCCTGCCCCAGCTCACCCCGGATCACGCGCAGCGGTGCGCCCTTGAGGCTGGCGAGCCGCGCCCGCCACTTGCCCCAGAATGTGCCCTGGCGGAAGGGGTCGTAACTCCGCTCCGCCAGGTACTGGTCGATGCCGGCGTCCGAGTGCGGATGATCGGCGAAGGTCACAGATACGGACTCCCGCTGACCCATGCTCACGCCGGGGTCGATCACCGCCGGGGAAACGCGCACGGACTTCAGGCTGGGGACCGCCTCGACGGTATCCTCCACCACGCCAGCCAGAGAAAAACGCAGCGTCAGCGTCGAATCGGCGTAGTTCGCGCGATCCTGGCAGGTGCGGCGCGTGTTGAAGCACTCGATCTCGCCGGTGACCCCGACCTCGGCGGCGCATGGCGCGGTGCCGTAGGTGAGCGAACAGACCGGAAAGTCGATCTCGACGTAGGTCACCGCCTTCATCGAATGCCCTGCATCTGGAATCCGATCTCGACCATGCCGTTGTTGCGCTGCGACACCATAGAGGGGTCGCCCTTGAGCCAGGCAAACGCCACGTCAGCGGGCCATTTCTCCGGGCGCGAGGCCCAGAAGAACGGCCGAGTGGAGGCTGCAACGAAAAACGGGTCGATATCGTCGCGATAGTGCTCCGGCGTGAGGTTTTGCATCGCCACGCCGGTCTCGAGCATTTCGCTGCGCAGCACGCGCCCGAGGAACTGGCCGGACTCGGAAACGCCGCTCGACAACTGGCGGACCCGGGCGAACGGCAGCGGGGTGTGCCCTACGTGCAGGCGGCGCTCGAGGGTCAACACCTGGCCGAGGTAGAGCACCGCGATCTGCGGCGTAACTGGCCCGGCGCCCAGCACCAGCCGATAATAGGGCTGCTCGGCCTCGTCAAAGACATGGATGATGGGGCTGTTATCGGTCGGCGTGCCGGTCGCGATCGTGGTCCAAGTTGAATTGTCAGGGCTGGATTGCAGCGTGTAGAGAGTGCCGGCGAGGTTGTGTCTGGCGATGCCGAGATAATCGACCGCGGCCGCCGCTGCGGGAGTGATCGAGATCGTCTGCCCGGCAGCGTCGTCGCCTTTCCACGTGAGATAGGTCGCCGGGTTGGCGAGGTGGCTCACGGGGAAATCCACGGCTGATCCGGTGGCGGTCAGGGTGGAGGCCGCAACAATATCACGATAGCCGATGCGGGGATTGTTGGGCAGCAATGCGCCAGAGGGGAGGATGATCATGGCCCGAACACCACGCGCCCGCCGTCGCCGACGAACTCCTCGAGCAGCTCGGCGACCTGGCGGCCGGAGACGAGAGAGTTAGGGTCGATGCCCTGGATGAATATGCTCCGGTCCGGGGAGGATCCGGGCGCGCCCTGGGTGACTGGCGTCGTCGCAGGCGCAGGCGTGCTGCCGGCAAGAGAAGGCGCAACGCCACCGCCACCACCGAACGACTGCGACTTGATCGCGGTGACCTGGGCGAACGCGGCAGCGGCATGCGCTGCAGCCATGCCGATGTTTATCGGGAACGGGTATTTCGCCATCGTCAGCGAAATGCCCTCGTAGGCATTCAGCACCGCATTGGCGATCCCGGCGATCTTGTTCATCTCGAACATCTTGCGGCTGTTCGCCGCGACATTGGCCGTGATGTTGGCAAGCTCGGATGAGACGGTCTTGGCCTGGTTCTTCCAGCTCATCTGATTGAACCGCTCCAACGCGGAGAGTCCACGCTCGCGAATCTCGGCGAGCCGCTCCATGTGGCCCTGCTCCAGTTCCTCGCGCATCTCCATCGCGCTCTGCTCGATAAGCAGCCCCGCATCGACGATCGACTGCACCTGCGCCAGGCGCTGCTCGTGCTGTGCCGTGGCGAGCTCCTCGTCCGTCATTAGGTATTCTTGCAACGACAGCAGGCGGTTTGCGAGGCTCTCGCTGTAGGCGGCTTCCTCGGCGGCCAGGCGCTCTGCTTCTTTCGCGCCGGCCTCGGTATCGCCTTCGCCCTCGGATCCGAAGGCGCCGGAATATGCGCCGCTGTTACCGCGTGCAGAGACAACGCCCTCGGCCGCCTCCTGGGCGCGAGCGCGCACCGCCTCGAGGAACCCCTCGGCGCGGGCGCTGGGCAGTTCCTGCATGGCGAGCTCGTGCAGCTCGGACCGGACCCGGCCGACCTCGTTCCGGGCATCCTCGCCCATCTGGCGGAAGCCCTGCATAAATGCAGAGTTCGTGAATGGGTCAATTGTGGCGATATTGACGTTCGGCAGCAGGTTGAGCGCGCGGATGATCAGGTTATTACCCGCGATCACCGAATCGACCACCCGGCTGAATGCTTCCATCACCAGCTGGCCGGCGGAGATCATCGCGCCCTTGAATCCCGCGATCACCAGCTCGACGCCCTTAAAGGCGACGCGCAGGCCCTGGAGCACGTCGAGCACCTTCGCCATGGCCTTGATGCCCCACTCGGCCGCAGCGGCAGCCTGGGCGCCGAAGCCCTTCGACTCCTTCGCGGCTGCATTGAACCGGTCCGCCACCTCTTTCAGCAGCGGGGCCATCGCCACAGCGAACTGGTTCTGGACGCCCTCCATCACGCGGGCGATCCGGCTCATGGCGTCATTGGCTGCCTCGATCTTCGCCGCGTCCACCTCCGAGATTGAGAGCCCGAACTCGTCCACCTCGTCGCGGGCCGCGCGGATCGCGTCGCCGCCCTGGCGCAGGAAGTCGACCATCTCCTTGTTACGGATCGAGAACTGCGTCAGCAGGTCCGCCGTCTCTGCAGAAGAAAGGCCCAACTCATTGACGCGATCCGCAACAGCCGCGAGCCGCTGATCGACATCCAGCGCCATCAAGTCCTTCGCCGACAGGCCGAGCCCGTCGAGCATTTCCTTTGCTGGCCCGCCGCGCCGCGCGGCCTCGCCCAGGCGGCTGTTCATCATCTGGACGGCTTTCGTCACGTCCTCGATCCCGGCATCACCTGCCGCGATCTGGAGCCCACGCAGCCCGTCGATGGTGCCGTCGATCGAGCGCGCCACCTTGGCCTGCGAATCGACGAACGCGAGGCCGTCCCGCGTGAGTTTCGTCGCGAAGGCGGCGCCGGCCGCAGCCGCAGCCGCCCCCAGGACGGCCATGCGCTTGCCGACCTGGGCGGACTTCGCGGCGATGCGGTCCATCGAGGCCACGGCCTGCGCGCTGCCCGCGGACAGCTGGCTGACATCGGCCCCGATGCGGACCAGGAGTGATGCGATTGGCTTGCTCATTTGATCAACTCGTAAAGCTCCGCGTAGTCCGTTTCCTGAGTCCGCTGATCCGGCGGCTGCCTGGCCTCATACAGCCACCACCACTCCTCGAGATCCATGTCCCAGAAGTCCGCCGGCTGGATGCCCCACGCGCCGACGGCCACCTGGTAGCAGGTCTTGATGAGCTCCAGCCAGGTGCCGCCGGTGGTGGCCTTTACGCTTTTGGGCCGGGGGCGCCCGCGCCCTCGACGATGGCAAGCAGGTAATTGCCCACCACTTCGAGGTAGTTCGTGACCCCACCGTCGACCACGGCCTCGCCGATCGTATCGGTCGGCAGGTTGCAGCCCGCGTGCCGGACGCCGATCGCCACGATATTGACCACGTCGTCGATGCCCATCGGCACCATCCCGCCGTTGCGGTTGGCGGCCAGCGCCATTTTCAGCGGATCGCCGACGGTCTGCGCGATCTCCTTCGCCGCCTTGTAGCTGGCAGGCATCCGGTACGCGGTCCCGTTGATCAGCACCTCGACCGTTTTCGCCATTACGAGGAAGCCTCCGGCGTGAACACGAACTCGCCGCTGGACTGGATGCTCGCGGAGAACGTGACTGCATCGTTGTACGGCGCGCCGAGCTCGACGGACCCGATGAAGAAATCACCGACGAACGCGCCGATCCCCTCGAAGTCCAGCGTGTACTCCGAAATTAGCGCGCTGCCACCGGCCGCCGCCAGTTCGATCAACGCGGAATCCTTCGTGATGCCATCGACGCTCATGTCGATGGAGCGTTCCGCGGGATCCGAAGCCAGGAAAGTGCGGAACCCGGCGTCATCGTCCGAGGTGATATCGATCGGCTCGTTGTTGAGCGTGACAGTTTTCGTCCGCATCCCCGTGACCGGGGTGCCGGCGCCCGTGGGCGTAAACGTGACTTTGCGGCCTACCAATCCAGGCATGATGGCGTCTCCATTAAATTGCCCGGGGTCCGGGCGGTGTTGAAACTAAGCAGGGCGCTCGAGCAGGATCCGGAACCGCTGGACGCCGTGGAACGTCACCTGGTCCGATTCTTCGAGAACCTCGGAATATTCAAAGTCGACCGACACCGACGAGTAGCCGTCGAGGGTCAACTCGGCGCGGTGCAACAGGTCATAGATCGCGCCCTGCATGGCCTTCGCAGCGGCGCGGCCGCCGTAGCGGGTCCAACTGTGGACGGTGATCGTCGCCTCGGCGCCGACAGAGTCGTCGGTATCCCAGGCGATCGTTGTGTCGTCGCCGATCACGATGAACGGCCAGGTCGCGGTGATCCGGCCGTCTTTCTGCGGCACGTTGTCGTAGACCTCGGGAAGCTCCGACGAGGCCGACAGCAGCGAGTAGATCGCGGACTGGACTGCAATTTCGTGGCTCATTTCGCCGCCCGCTTCTCGAGTTCTTTCTCAAGCTGTGCACCGAGCCGCTCCCGGTACAGGCTGGGCACCTCCGGGCGCATACCCTCAATGGTCGGCACGATGAACGGCCGGCCAGGGACAAACTGCCCTGACTTGCTGTGCACATAGCCGAACTCGACCAGGTGCGAGTGATACCCGCGCCCGGACTTGCTGCCGCTGCGATCCGCCTCGACTCGGGCCTCGATGAAGTTCGACGTGCCGCGGGACCGCTTCGCCTTGATCGACCGCCTCAGGGTTCCGGTCTTGACCGGCGTAGCCGACTTAACCCGGTCCTTCGCAGTGCGGGCGATATCCAGCGTGGCACGGCGCAGAATGTTCCTTGTCTCGCGCGGCAGAATGTCGCGGAACATCTTGCGGAAATCGTCCATGCCCTCGACCGACGCGCCAGGTGCGGAGCGACCTGAGAATCTTCGGGCCGCCATCATGTGCCGTCCGTGATCCCGGACTTCACGCGCAAGTGATACTCGCGCCGCGCGGTCCGGTCGGTCTCGATCGAGATGATGTCCATCGGCTGGCCCTCCCACACGATCCTCATGTCGGGACGCAGGCCGGGAAACCAGCGCATCTGGACCCGCGCCGTAGCCTCGGCGAGTTTTGTGCCGGCGCCGGCCATCTCGCGCCCCGGTCCCGTAAGAACTTCGGCCGGGATCGCCTGTAGCGACACCCCGCCGAGCGCGGCCGTTCGCCAGGTATGCGTGATCGCGCCGGTCTCGGTATCGCGGACCTCGACGCGCTCCTCGATATCGACCCGATGCGTGAGACGCCAGGACAGCATCAGACGCCCAGCCCACACCGGCGCGGCATCAGCAGGGTCTCGGCGGCCTTGCGTAGTTTCACGCGATCGTCGGGGCTCGCCTGGTACGCGCTCTGCAGCAGGAACAGCACGCCGGTCCGCACGTCCAGGGTCATGCCGGCGTCCACCGGCTCGGAGGACGACGAAGAGGACGAGGACGACTCGCACGGCAGGCTGGTGAATGCCGCCAGATTCAGGAACTGCAGCGCCTCGGCCTCGGCGCCCTGCAGCAGCAGCTGGATCTTCACGTCGTCGTGGCTATGGATCACGCCGAGAAAGTCCTTTGCCTCCGACAATGGGATGGTGCTCATGTGCTCTCCGTGATCCATGCGAGCGCCGCCTCGGGAGACACGCGCGGGAAACAATCGACCCGGCTTGCGGGCGATCCGTTGATAACCTCGATCCCGGCCAGCTGCGGCACGGCCGAGGCGAACAGCGCGGGCATGTGGCCGAGCGACCCGCCCTGCCGTCCGGGGAGGTACGCATAGCCAGAATTCGTGCCATCCACGCCCAGCAGCGCGATCCGCGCGGGACGCTGGTGATAGGCCAGCCCCAGCGCGCCATAGGCGCTATTCCCGGTGTGGATCGCCCCCGAGTCCTCTGACAGCCTCGGCCGCGCACCGCGCACGCCCTTACCGGTCAGCCGACGAAGATAGGTCACATGCACCAACCGGGGCGCCTGGTGGCGTCTCAGCGGTGCTCGCCGCGTCCCGAAGGTATCCGGCACGGCCATGTGGTACTTCACGCCGGTTCGCGGCCGCTGGACCAGCCCGCAGACGTAGATGCTGGGGTCCAGACTGAAAAACCAGTCCGCCGCGTCGCACCACTCGATGGCGCCGTTGACGGCAATCACCAGCACGCCGGGCATCCTCGGGATCCGCACGCCACGCAGCGACGGCCCGCTGGCGACAATCGCGACCCTCACACCGCCCAGCCGGTCTGCGCCGGCCGCGGCTTGCCGTGGTAACAGACCAGTCGCTCGTCTGCGTTCCGCGTAGCGGCAACCTTGCGGCTCGATATCAACCCCGGGCACCGTGTCTGCCACCGGTCGGGCGTCACGCCGAGGTGGCGCGCAATGAACCCGCCATCGCCCCAGCAGTCCCGAGTCCGGCTCCGCGCCATGTGTCGCGCAGGTGCTGCGGAGAAGGTCGTATAAATCGCCGACCAGTCACCATCCCACGCCATTACGCCAGACGCCGGATACTGCGGCTTGAAAAAATCCGACAGCATCGTGAACCGGTGCCGGACCGACATCAGCGCGGCCAGCTCGCCGGTCACAACCGTGTCCAGGTCCAGATACAACACCGGACCTGAGAACAGTCCGGGCCGGAACAGTTCGACCTTCGCCCACCAGCCCGGCCAGTCGTGATCGAGCGGGATCGTCTCGCAATCCAGCGGGCAATCAGCCAGCGCCACGAAGCGCCAGGGCGAATGCGCTTGCACGCCAGCCGCGAGGCGCTCCACATATTCCGGCGTGTAATCCCCGCCGGAGCGCAGCACGCAGGCGACGGTGATCACTCGGGAAGCATCAGCCAGTTTCGCTCGTCGAGCACATCGGCCACGCGATACCCTGGCACCTTGATCAGCTCGCCCTCGCTCGGCCCAAGCACCTCGACGAGCAGCACCGGCTTGCACCGCCGGATCGTCTCGCGTGCGCCGGCCAGGACCATCGGCTCGCCCCGCTCGACGTCGATCTTGATCGCCGTGCACTGGGTCAGCCCGAGGCTGTCGATCGTGGCGCCCATCACCTGGTGGGCGCGAGATTCCATTCCGCCGCTTGGGCGGATCAGGCTCGCGCCGCTGGTGAGAAACGGCACGCGCGGATTGAACTTGATCTCGGTCGGGCCATCACGGTCCGACGCGCAGGCATAGCGGATATCTACGACAACACCATTGATGTGGAAGTTTTCAAGGCACCGCTCGAAATTCTTGCGCATCGGTTCGAAGGCGATCACATGGCACCCGAGGCGCGCAGCGATGATCGAGAACAGCCCGGTGTAGCACCCAACATCGACCACGGTGCCGCCCGTGTCGCAGATCTCGCCCCACTTCTCGACCGTGTTGGGCTCGAAATCCTTGCCCGTGTGCAACAGCCGGATGATGCTGTCGTCGGCATCGACAAACTCAAGCGGCAGGCCGGCCACAGTCCAGGCGTAATTCTTCATTCGAGCAGGTCCTCCAAAGCCGCGCGCGGGAAGCAGGTCAGCGCCGTTTCCCGGCTGCAGTTGATGATTTCCGTGCCCGCGAAGTCCCGGCGCTGCTCCTCGAACCGCTCCGCCCACTTATGCACGCTGCCGGCATTCCCCAGCCCTTTCGGGTGGTCGCCGTGGTGGTGGCGCTTCCCGTCAGTGTGCTGGCAGTCATAGCCGAGCAGGATGACCCGCTCCGCGTTGCCCTGGTGCGCCATCGAGATCGCTGCCGCACCGCTGTTGCCGTAGTGGTTAAACGGCGGCCGCAGCCAGGCCACGCCGCGATGCCTGGCATTCGGGTGGTGTGACGTGTAGCGCGCACCCTCGAATATGTTTGTCTGCGCGTAGTACCTCGCCCACCAGTCGCGATCCATTGCAAATAGTGCGTCTGCCCACATTGCAGACAGAAACGTCGTGTTCACGACTATGACCGCGCGCGTCTCCCGCGCTTGGTCGCGCCACGCTTTGATTGCGGCGCAGTCGTCGTCCGTGAGGCTTGGTCCGCTGGCAAGGCAGGCGACGGTGAATCCTCGCCAGCGTCCTGCAAAGGGGTCTCGCGGGCCACCTTCGTCTCGTACTTCTCAGCCGCACCTCGAGCGATGTATCGCATCGCCCAATCGTCCGGCATCTCTCCAACCCAGCCGCGCCGCAGCAAGCCGAGCTTGTCGTGCCGCAGCGGTTTTAGTACCGCAATTTTCATATCACCCCCAAGAGATCGGGGGAGCCCGAAGGCTCCCCCGACTGCTTTACGCCGTGAAGGCGCCGTAGAGGATTGCGGCAGGGCGATCCACGCCCAGCCCGAGACGTTCCTCGGCGCGGATGGTCACGAGGTTATTCGTGAAATCCGCGTTGACGTAGCCCATCTCGACCACCGCGCCCTGGCGGGCGTAGATCACCGCCGAGCCGCGCATGTTGCCGATCAGGAAGTCGCCGGCAGGCATGTGATTCGACATCACGACCTGCACACCGAACGGGTTCGCGCCAGCCATGGTGCCGGGGGCGCCATAGAGGTACGCCCCGGTGCCTGCGCCTTCGCGGGTGAGCTCCATCTCGCCCCAGTCGGCCGGGTTGACGATCACCGTGTCCGGCGCGTTGCCTGTGGCCCACAGCGCATATTTCGCCTTGTTGATCGACTCGACCAGGTTCGCGCCCGAGGTCGGGGTGAACGCGGTAAAGTTCCCGGTGTCGGTCAGGCCCGAGAGGTTCGGGCTGGTGCCGTTGCCCACCAGGAGCTGGCGGTCGACGCGCTGCGCCAGGCCGTCACGGAGACGGGTGTCGATGTAGGACGCAACCGCCGGCGCATCGGCCAGCAGCTGGTTAGACACCTTGATGAAATGCGCCACCGTAGTGATCGGCACGTTGTACTGCTCGAACGTGGCATCCGATTCCGCCTTGGCCGAGCCCTGCGACGCTTCCGCGGCGTCATTGGTCCAGCTCGCCTCGCGCAGCGAGTTGACCATGTTGCTCGTGACGGGGATCGACGGGATCACCTGGCGAATGGTCAGCGGCAGGAAGTTGCCAGGGATGATGCCAGGACGCTGATCCGGGAAGCTGGTCGTGCCGCCAGAGACGACGGTGTTCTTGACCTCGATCCGGGCGCGCTGAATGTCGCCCCGCGCGAGCTGCTTGAACTGCTCGGACTTGACAAACTCGGAGCCTGCGGTCAGCGCGATCTCCGCACCGTCATCGGCCTTGTCCATCTTCTGGATGGCGACCCGCATCTCGTCCTCGAACTTGACGGACAGTGCTTTAATTTCGGCCCGGATCTCGTCGTCGGCCTTGCCGGCCTCCTTGATCTGGCCCTCGTACTTTTCGATCGCGGTCGAGAGCTTTACCTCGACCCCGGCCACGCCGTCCTTGACGGCCTTGAGAATTTCGTCGCTCATGGAATTTTCTCCAAAAAAAACCGCCTTCCGGCGGCTATGACTCAGGATTACGGCTGGACTCAGCCGCGGAACTGCTGGAACGTCGCGGCCACTGCGGCAGCGATCCGCTTCGTTTCGGCGTCACGATCTCCGTGAGCCATGGACTTGATGCGAGATACCAGCGCAGTCGCATCAGCCCTGGTGAACCCGGCAGCATCACGCAGCAGGGATTCAATGTCTTTCAAGGTTTCCGCCTTGTGAATAGCGGACTTCATATCGATCACGGCCGCCTGGTCGGCAGGCCAATCGACCACGGAGACCTCTTTTAGATAGTCGATCTCGTAAATTTCTCGGCCCCCGTCGCTCTTCTTTTTGACGCCGGATTCCGTCACGAGATAGCCGATCGAGAGGCCGGACACGGTGCCGTGACGCACGGCCATGGCTACCTCGTCCGCCATTTTCATGCCGACCGTGAACTCGCCGGATTCGACCCGCAGGCCGCGCTCGTCCTCGCGGACGAACATCTTGCCGATCGGCAGCTCGCGCTTGATCCATGCGTGATTAAAATACATCTTGACTTCGGCGCCATCGCCGATTGCCTTCCTAAAGGCGCCAGGGTGGATCGTGTCGCCCCCGGTATCTACGCCGCCAAATACCGATGCATAACCAGTAAAGGTGGCCGTATCAGGCGCGAACTTCAGCTCCGCCTTCTCGAGAAGGGTCGTTTTAAATTCCATCGTCTGCACCTCGATTCGTGCCAGCTTGGTCAATAGGCACCATCGCGCCCTGGATCATCAGGCGATTGCCGCCATCAACAGCGGGGAGCCACTCCATGGCGCGGGCCTCGTTCGGCGTGAGAAAGCCGCCCGCAATACCCACGCGATAAGATTCGTATCGGGCCTTGATGTCGGCCCGCATGAGGTCGGCGAAATCGAACTCGACCTCGACGCCAGCGGCACGATCTGCCTCAGTCAGCAGATGCGTCTGAATACTGTTTTCAATCGCTTCAACCGGCGGGCGAAGGTTCAGCTTGTAGAACCCGTCAACGATCTGCGCGATGCCCGTTCCCCAGGCGGTAGACCCGGCCGTATCGTTCACCAGTACGGACGGCACGCCGAACCACCGGCAGATCTCTTCGATCTGGAACCGGCGCGACTGCAACAGTTCGATGTCCTGCGGCGTCATGCTGATTGGCTCGAACTTCGCGCCCTGCTCGAGCACCATCAGCCGGTCGTCGGTGCCTGTGGTCAGGGTGCTGAAATTCTCCCGGATATGCGTGCGCTGTTCAGGCGTTAGCAGGCGATCCAGTGTAAGCACTCCGGACGGCTTCGCGCCGTTGCGGTAAATCTTGTTGACCGTGTGCTCGGCCGCCTGAGAGATGCCCAGCATCATCGCGCCAAACTGCAGCGGGGAGCGCCCCACAAGCCAGTCGCCATTCATGCGAACGTGCCACACCGACTCAGGCGCCAACGCGGTAATGTTTCCATCTGCGTGGTACAGATGCACTACGTCGCCGGCCACAATTCTCGTCTCGACCTGTTGCGCGGCCATCGGTCTCAGTCGTGCCACCCGGTCTCCAGACCGCTCAATCCGCGCGTAGCAGTTCCCGTGCAGAAACAGGTTGCCCAGCATGTACTCAAAGAATTCATACCGCGTCTGGTATTGGTTCGGCCGACTCAGCATCAGCCTTGCAAACCAGTGATCCCTGTCGATCTCTCGGCCATCCTGTGTGCGTCGGTAGACCACCACCGGCAGGCTCGCAATAGTCTGCGACAGCAGACGCACACAGGCCCACACCGCCGAGAGCTGCAGCGCCGTGTCTGCGCTGACCGGGGTCGCGGTCTCCACGTTATAACCGGGGCCGGTCGTCTGGATGCCCTCGCCCTGGGGCCCGCTAAAGAAGCGGGTCAGGGGAGACCACATGCTGCGCCAGAAGCCGATCATCGGCCGACCGGATTCGCGATGAAATCCGCAAAAGCGGCGGCATCATCCGTCGCGGCCTCGGCCACACCGAACGCCATCAGCAGGGCGCACATATCGTCGATCTTCTCCGCGCTGCGCTTCTTATCCGGGGCCATATTCATATTCCCGTCGTAACGCGGGACCAGGTTCGACGCGCACCACGCGAGCACCGGATCACCGCCATGATTGAGATTGCCCGACCGATAGGCCCGATCGAGCGCCTTAAATGCCGGGTGATAGGACTTCGCGCCCTGGATGAACTGCACCATCGGGGCGCCCGCCGCTGTAAGGCGGTTCGCGAGCGCCGCCGCGTTCCACGGATCGAACGCCACCTGGCGCGGCTGGAATCGCTCCCAGTCCGCGAGGATCTCGGACTCGATCACCGTGTCGTCCACCACGTTTCCGGCGGTCTGCTTGATCCAGCCGTCCGCGACCCAGCTCGCATATGGGACCGTGCCGCGCTCCGTGCGCTGCGCGACCGCCTCATCAGGCACCCAGCGGCGCCCCCAGGTGTAGAACCGCCCCTCATACAGCCAGAGCAGTCGCCACGAGGTGAGGTCGCGCGTGCTTGCCAGGTCAAGCCCGGCCCAGCAGGGCGCGCCCTCGAGCATGTCGAAATCTACGGGGCCGGCGCAGCGGTTCCATTTCGGCAGGTCCACCCATGCCTGGGCAGACGCTGCCGGCCGATTCAGGCGCTTGACCTTGAACTCGGCCAGTTTCCCCGGCATGGCCTTGGCTTCGACCGCCTGCTTGCGGATCTCCGTAAGCAATTTCTGGTTCACGTCCATCAGCGGGTTGGCCTTCCGCCAGGCCGCCTCGTCGAATTCGTTATCGTCCTCGTCGACCGCGTAGATCACCGCGAGGAAGTGATCTCCGTCCTTGCCAAACACGCCCTTTAGAAGCTGGCGCGCGAACTGCCGGATCTCGCCCCACGGGCCGGGGTTCGTGTAGCCCTCGGTCGTCGTGTAGAGCCATAGCGGGTTCCCGCGGGCGCCCGCCGCACTCGTCAATACGTTCAACAGGTCAGCGGTCTTGTGCGCGTGGATCTCATCCAGCGCCACATGCGACGGATTCAGCCCGTCTTGCGTGCTCGCCTTCGCGTGGATCGGCTTCATCGAGGCCGCCACCGGGTAGCGCGCGATCGACTTAGAGAAGCACTCCAAGCCGAAGTGATCGCGAAGGTCCGCCGATTTGTTCGCCATCATCTTCGCGATATTGAAGATGATCGATGCCTGGCCGAAGGTCGTCGCCGCGCTCAGTATCTGCGCGCCTGGCTCATCCTCGCAGCACAGGCAGTAGAGCAGGATCGCCGCGGCCAGCGTACTTTTCGCGTTCTTGCGGGCGACCGCAAATAATGCGGAGGTGAACCGCCGGTGCCCCTCGCTATTCCGAAAACCGAACAGCTGCACGACGAAAAAGACGTGCGAGCGGTGCATCTCGATATTCGGCGTCGCCCACTTGCCCTCAACATGAGGCATCTTTTCGATGAAGTCGCAGGCATTGTTCGCGTGCCAGGGCTCAAACGTGAACGGAGGCCGGCGGCCCTTGGCCCGTTTCAGGTCAGCGCGGAACCGTTTCGCCGCCAGTTTGACCCATTTCCCGTGCGCTTTCGGCTCGGCCAGCACGTCGGCCGCATAGTCGGCCGCGATCTGGCAATAATCCCGCGCGTGCCCCGTCTGATCGAACGCCGGCCTACTTTTTCTTGCCCGCCGGCGCCGTGTTGTTGCCGAACTTGCTGCCGGTTTCTTCTTTGCCACCCGCGCGAACCTTCCCTTGCGCCACCGGGGTCAGACCGAAGTCGTTCACCAGGGCGCGATATTGAGCGAGCATGTGACCGGTCGGCGATTCGCCAGCGGTCCAGAGCTGCACCAGCTTGCCGTGCAACGCGCACAGGTGGCCCAGCGCCATAAGTCCGCCTTCGGTCAGCAGTCGATTGTTAAATAGGATCGCCGCGAGCCGCTCGAACTCGCGGACAGCGTGAGCGTTCGGCAGCCAGTCCAGCGTCTGGGGTAATTCGTCCAGAAGCGGCAGATCGACAGGGTCCGGCGCACGCCGGCAGGGCTGGTCAGTGCCAGCAATTACCTTTAAATGGCCGGGCTTACGCGGGGCGGGCATGTCATCTCCGAAACTGGTTCTGCTGAATTGCATGTGCGAAATAAAGGC